CATCGCAGTTCCTCCCGCATCGCAAGAAAAAATAAAATTTTCAAAACTGGTCTTTATTTAGAAGGACTAATAAGGAAGAAGTGGATGAAGAATAAGTAATAAGCAATAAGCAAGAAGCTTATAAAATAGAAAATATGAAGACAAAATAATAAAAGATAAAAGATATCGTTAAAAATGGAAGAAGTGACGAAGAAAAATCTCGAAGACATCAAGGATCTTGAGAGTCAGAGGGCTTGTAGACATCGCAGTTCCTCCCGCATCGCCTAAGGACACTGACTGGGACCCAGAGGAGTTCAAGAAAACTGTGAGAGCTTACCCTAAGTATCCTCGAGCTGAAAAACCTGAATCGATTGGCCATTGCAAGATCTTTTGGGGCTGGTACGCCGGAATTATTTCCGCTCCTAATGATGTTGATGCTTTGGCGTGTGGTCTCCTGTCTCCGATACAAATTGACGGATATTATATCCTTCATCAGGATCTGATCGGTTTGACCCCCAACATTCCGGATGCCTCTGCTGTCAAGCCAACAGATAAATTCGAGGTATATCATGTTGGATCCACGGTGACAAAACAAACTGTGTTGAAATTTTCATCCGGATCCTCCATCTCTGTTCCTCAATGCCTTGCATGGATTAACAACATCCTAAAAATCCTTGACCAAAAGGACCTGGGATCTTCGGAGCAGAAACAGGATGAGCTTGTGCAAATACAGAGGTTGACTGCACTGGTGTTCTTGAATTGTTGCCGTCTGGCCACCAAGGACCCTGTTCACGTCCAAGAGCATATTGCCACCACGGTCATTAGTCGAGCATCCTCCCTGTTCTCTATCCCGATGTCTAAGATCAGCATCTGCCCGGTTTTTGTTGTCCCATCTTACAACTTCATGGTAACATTCTCTGAAATCATCAAGAAGGGTGCCGCTATCTCAAAGCAGATCCTCGGACGCATAATATACTCTAACGTATACGTCGACAAGGAGAGTGAGGCAGTTCGATCAGTTTACAGAACCGGATGTTTACTCTCTTTGAGTTACACTGGTCTATCCCCTGTGGCTTGGTTGGTGAAAGCGGCTAAGGCCAAATCGATGTCCCAGTTGCAACTCCTGAAGAAGTTATACATACCTAAAATGGAGTCCTTTATCACCAAATACATTTCTCTTTCAAAAATCTCTGACGCCACATGGGTTTACTGTCGCCTACTCAGCGATTCTGCCCTCTTAAAATTGTCGGCGAGCAATGAACCTCTGGCGACGGCCGTGTTCGTTGCCTTGTGCTACAACCCCAAGGCTCCAGATATGGCTGTCTGGGAAATTCCCTCACTCCAGTGCATTTCTTACGAGGACGTCGTGAGAGCCCATTGCATCTCCGAAGCCATGATGGAGTCTCCTGAGTTGCTAGTTGAGCAAAAGCCGCTCACCAAGGAGGCGGAGGAGCTCACCCAGAAGTTGCAGACCACAGCTAAGAACTGCTATGAGAAGCAACAGATGGTGTTCCGAACTCTTTTCAATCAAAATCGCTCCTTGTTACCCAAGAATGTGGACTCGGAGGATCAGGAGCAAATCGAGCAAGGGGACGGAGAGCCTGGAGATGATGACGATCAGCCAGGACAAGAGCAAGATGCTGGGGGCTCTACTGCTGATGGATCCGACCCTGCGGCTGGTCGTTTTGAGTAAACAGATGTCACTCAAATTTTAGCGCACATATAGCGCATTATCATCGTAAACATATATACAATGACCATAGACTTAGAAAAAACGAAGACAAAATAATAAATTATGGGAAATAAGGAAGAATTGTTTGAAAAACAAGTAAAAAAGGTATTGTCCACAATCACGMAAGTGACTGGTAAGTCAGGTGAAGAAATCGTAGATCATACCTGCAGAAAGGACTTGCATGATCTGATTCGATCCAACATAAAAACRAAACCACAGCTKCCTCGATCCACATTATCCAARGAAGCCTTACAATCTCTAGRAAGGATTTCCGCAATCGTTGAGGCTGAGTCTTCCGGACTTCTCCCCACTGAAATAATGTCGAAACCGAATACGCCAAAAGTGCCAGCTGGATCGTCTTCTTCTTCCGGGAAGAAACAGGCGGATTGGACTCTCTCGGTCACTGACGAGACGGGGCCCGAGATATGGGATGAGAACACCCTGTACKCTTTCGTGGTCAACAAGAAATTAGACAAGGCACTACCTCGTGATAAGATTTCATTGGGCCTATGGCAAATTGCCCGAGGCTTGCTATCTTGTCGAGAAAACTGCCGGAGCTTGTCAAGACAGGTTGAATTGGATATGGCCAAGATGCACGGAGCCCTTCAACACTTGGACGAAAAAGATCGAGAGATTCGGGTGCACCTGAATAAAATCGGTCAGTTGGAGAAGAAAATTGAGGAGCTCAGGTCTACCATTGGACAGCTGGAACACACCAATGCAGAACAAGCCCAYAAGCTCGCTAAGGTATCGATGAGTGTTATTGAGATCGAKGAGGAGGAGCAGCGCAAACTGGTGTACAGCCAGCTCAGCGGAATGGTACCATCCCTGGTTCAAGAGAAATGGGTGGATGTAGATTCTCGGGTCAGAATAGGATACAGCGCCTATCCAGTGTTCTGCCAGGATGGCGTGTTTTACAATCCGTACCAAGGGTGCGTGACAGAGACAGACGTGTTGGACGTAAACGCATCCTTGAATTGTGCTTATCCATACATGTCTATCATGACAATGTGCCTGATGGACATCCCCGAAGCTGTGAAACCAGCTTATGTTCGGCTCCTATCCTCTGCCACTGATGCTATATCATTTTTCTTGAGCTTGAACGCCATTGCTCGCATGAGCCCCATTGTCAACTTGTGTATTCGTGTCTTACGAGAATCCCGCGATGACGAAAATGTCCGGTCCCTCAACGCTTCGTTTGCCAAATCCAATGATCAACTGAGTCTGAACCATACCACCATGGTGCATTTTCTTAGCCAGACCGAAGATCATCGCAACGTGTTAGTCGATGTTTCAAAACGCATTCAAACATTCATGGAGGCCTTCCCAGACGCCGCAAAAAAGATTCGAGAAATCCAAGCCAAGGCGCCCCCTAGGGTTCGCTATCTCATTTCGGTGGAAGGTTTTTTCCTGGTTTTAATCGGGGAGACAACTAGAAATGTTGTTCTGAAGAAGGACAATCAATGCAAGAACTTGGAGTTCCAGCAACTTCTGGTAGATGCAATCACACCGCACGCTAAAGCCTTGTTCTCTCTAATGGATAATGGATTCATCTCGTCTGCCAGGCAGCTTCTGGTCGGAATTGCGACATATCTTCTTGACCAGCCCCCGAAGATTTGCTCGATTAAACTCTTCACGTCTTAATAGAAGGCAGTACTACATGGATGACTTAATTTAGACTTAGAAAAAACGAAGATTTAATAATAAGCAAGTTAATAAAGATGGAAGATATACCTATGTCAATGACCCTGGGGGAAGCTAGGGCTCGAAGGGCCCAGGTCAATGTTCATGAAGGAGAAGGGGCCTTAATTGGAGGGGAAGAATTTGCGAGGATGGTGGGGTCCATTAGCTGCACAGTGACCTTYGCTGTAGAGTTGGATAATCGATCTCACTTTTTAAAGTTGATTTCATGCCTCATATTCACGGAAAGCTTCTATGCAACATCTTTGTCTTATAAGGTCATCCAAACATTGGCCACCGGCCTGTACAAGGTGTTGATGGACCCTCCTTATGCTACTCCCAAGGGATCTGGAGGAACTCAAAAAATTCATGTCAACTACAAGTTCTACACAAGAACTCCTTGTATCCGTCCGGTTGACCTCCCCAAAGTWGGGGGGAAAGCTATTAGGAATTTCAGCGTGGTGGGGAATGCACAAAGATGTGGATTCATCGAATACAACTTCTCGTTAACGGTCCACCATCTCAGAGCGAACGAAGTTGGAAGAATTGAAGGTGAATATTATAAAAACGTCGAAGAGCACCTGTCGGATCTTAAATGCAAAACCCTTATGAAACGAATTGCGGAAATTAGAAAGGATTTCACCCAATTTAGACTGGCAGATTACTTAGGTCTCCTCAATTATAGTCACAAGGGGCGTCAGCTTGGGAAAATCCAATCTTTCCCGGATGGTTGGTTAGAATCTTCGTTGGCAGGGGAACCTTCGCAGCCCAAATCTCCTGAACCTCTCACAAGAGGAGCAAAAGCCATGGCCGCAATCAAAACCCGCGTCTGGAAAAGGAAGGGAGATTGATCGAGGAGCGATGTCGGTGACCAAGATCAGATGTGGCTAGGGTCCAAGAAAGTAGACTTAGAAAAAATGAAGACATAATAATACTTGTTATCATAAATTCTTGAAATTAATCTCAGAATGAATTGTGTTGTCACTGCCATCACGGTGTGGATGTTCTTCGGTTCATCCACAGCGATTTTCCACTGCGTCGAACATCTCTCAAAGACAGTAGTAGATAAAGTCCTCTCAACACTAGACGAGCACAAGAGTCAAATCTTTACGGGATATTTAACCACCTCGATTAACGCGGACCTAACCCCCCTGACAATAAGAGACCCTCCTCCATGTGGAACGTACTTAGGGTCACACCGGGCAGAGGACAAATTTGCCAAGACCGCCGTTCAACTCTATCAATACGATCCCACATTGACTCCCCACTTAATTTTGTCCATCACATCAGTGAGAGTGTCCACAGAATGCAAAACACGTTGGTTCGGAAGGAATGAAAAGACAATTGAGAGTGAAGCTGTGTCCACCTTTGAAAAACTTCCGAAGGATGAATGGGAAGTGTATGCGACTAGGATCCCGGGGTTACTGCACAGCATGTCAGTCGGGGAGGAAAAGATGGAGGTGTTAAATCAGGAAATTTATGAGTGTCCAAAGGTATTTAATCCCGGAAAGAAATCAACATATGTACTACGTGTACAAGTTAAAAAGGCTTATTGGTCTCCAACCGGGTTCCTGGTGGCCCCGTGGTTCCTAAAAAACTGCCGATTCACATCCGATCTGCAGCCATGCAATGTGAGTGCACACACCAAAATTTACTGGGACGGTTCTACTCGTACTGGGCCTCCACTACTTCCCACTGTGACTATGGGAGGACTATTGGAGTTGTCCGATCACTCGCTAAGTAATGGTCTTTGTCAGGGAGCGAGACGGTTTACCAACATCAAAAACAGCTTTCAACTAAGCTTCCGTGTGCCAGACATTGGTGGTTGGGAACCGGAGGTGTATATAAATGGAATCCCAGTCTTCCTAAGTGATGAGGGTGTGTATTTCTCTTTTCTGTCCCATGACGGAGAGCTGATCCTCAAATCGATATGTCCCTCCTGGAAATATGATAAGCCTACTCGCAGGTCGAGACAGGTGATCCAACCTCCTAGATCATCTAGTGAAGTCCCTCTTGACCTACAAACTATGACATTGGAAGAGGAAGTGGCATGGATTAGAGCTAGGACTGAGGGGCATCTTAGTGGTTTGTATAATAGGACAGTGAGGGAGATAATGCTGGTTCACTATAACGAATGTCAACTCCGGAAGTCGGTTCTAGAGTTGGCAATCAGTTTATCCCCGCTCGATCCACGGCCTTATTTGTCTTCAATCCTTGGACATCGGTTCTTTGAAGTGATACAGCGAGGGAAGAAGAGGTACTACAAAACTGCACTACCAGTATCCGAAATTTCCTTTGATCTCCATTCCGCAAAAGGTCAGAACATACCAGTCAATTTCACAGTGTCGGGACGCCGAGAATCAGGGTATTTTGTATGCGGACTCGGATACATAAAAAGCTCCCCGTTGGAGGAATCTGTGACCACGGATCACTGCTACTTATATTTGCATGACATAGGGGGTGTGGACCTTTGTTCCGGAGAAACGACTCCTTCCGCATATGAGGGGGTGATGAACACTGACTGGAATCCAAAAATAGAAGTTCCATTTTTACGCTTGTCTGATATCGAGTACGGGAACGAGTTGGAAGAGAACAGCTACTCATTTATAGGTCCAAGAGATTTCATATCTAGCATGGGCCATTCCCTGGTCCATCCTGACTCTAATTTCCCCTCATTGTCTGACTACACCTTGCTCATTGACCATTTTATTTTGGTTCTCCCTTGGTTGATTCTGTTTTTAATCGCGTGGAAAATCGTCGCCTGCGTTTGCCAATCAGAGGGAACCACCAGTGTGAAAAGCCGAGTGTTTTAAATGTTGAAGAATCGTAGACTTAGAAAAAATGAAGACAACGTAATAATCAATTTGTTAGTTATAATGGATCCAAGAAGGACAAGTAAGGCTTCTACAAGTCCTTATAAAGTCAAACCTATGGGTCCTTCCGAGTTGTTCGAGATGTACCTGAAATCCCAGAATGGGAAGACTATCAAGACTGCACCTCCGTCCGGGGTTGTGGGTTCTTCGGTCGGGTCTACTCCCGACAGTAAGGTCTCGCACCCGAAACCTTAAGTACCTTAGTTAAGACGAAAGTTTTCTAATTTAATTCTTAAATGATTTGTACACATCACTCAATTATCAACCTGATTGAATTGGCAGCTTTTGTTTGCTCAAGGATCAGAGCATTGTGAAAATGATCCTTAGACTTAGAAAAATTGAAGATAAAATAATTATCAAAATGTCAAAATCGAATCGGTTTCGAGCAAAAAATGAGGAAACGAATTTCCGACCCAAAGCACCTGATGTGTGCTCGGACACCCATCTGAATAATCCCCTTCACAACCTTGGATTGATTAACACCATCAATGACATATCAAAGAATGCAGCAGTCCACAGCTTGCCATACAACAGGGCGGTTAACTATTATGACTTGATGCGGGTGATGGAAGCTGCTTCTGTCCAGAGAAAGAACATCCTAGATTTGAGTCTGGATCCTCAATGTCTGTTACAAAGACTACACAACGTCGGAGTGCATGGACCAGCGCCCGAAGATGACCACGTGAATCTGAGGAAGCACATGCAAGTTTCTTCCCAACTGACTGATCTCACGGGCCATCAATTTTTGCCACCAGAGATCCTTGACAAAGTGGCAGATTTGATGGCCCCAGAAAAGAACTTGCCGGACTGGTCCTTCATTCGCCGGTATCATGCCCTACGGAGTAGGTTAGAACAAGGAGTCATACTGACAATGAAACCGGGCAGACACTCGCTGAGGGCTGATCTTACGGCTTATCGGCATTGGAGAGTCGCAGAGTTGATGGGGGGGCTTCGAGGCGGATACGTAGTAAAAACTAGCATAGACGGATTCGGAGAAATCTACCTCTCCAGTCGCCATGTCATTATCAAAAATGAATACGGGAACTGGCTGGGGACGAGAGACCATTATCTGATGTTACATGATTGTGTCGTTCAACGATGGGTGTGCTGTTACTCGGTGTGTTTGGCTTCATATCTGAAGCAAACCAATTACCCTTCATTGGAGGTTTTGTTGAAGGTTTTTCAATGGGGGGATACTTTGATTAACATCTTCGGCAACGACGGMTATGCAGCTATCAAGATCTGGGAATCGCTAATTTATGGGCTCATAATGGCGTCCGAGCATGACCCTGTAGTGGACAGCCAACTTTTCTTGAACAACATGCAGTCTGATCTATTTTCATCGGTTCCGGGAGACGATGGATTTGTGCAGAGAACCTGGGAGGAACTGAGGGATCAAACTCTCAAAGGACTAAATTTACATCAACTTTCACAACTGCATGGACTGTACCGAATCTGGGGYCACCCGTCTATCAACATTCTRGAGGGGCTCGCCAAACTCAGGCAGGTAGCCTGCACGCCGAGGTTACCTTGTGCGACCTCGATCAGATATCAACTCGTGTCGTGGAGAGAGCAGTTCTGTGTGGGTTACTACAATGCAGAACATCGATGGCCCAATCTAGAAATTCTAGAATCTATGCCTTCCGACTCGCTCTTACGAAAGTGCCTTGAGTCTGGATCTCCTCTTCCATTGAACTCGCCGCATTATTCCCTCGACGATTGGACCCACATCAAGTTTAAGCAAACATTCTGTGTTCCAGCCAAATTTGACCTCAACTCTACGACAAAGGACAGTGCGACCTCTCTAGGCTTCCAAGAATTGAAAGAACGCCTTCAGAGCAGCGGGAGTATAGGCTCAGCGTCAGAAAGATCAGTGATAATGCGGTTTTTGGAGCGAGAGTGGACCACCCCCAATGATTTCCTTCAGAAAATCAACAATGAAGGTTTTGATCCTGATGAATCTGTCATCGGACTCAGGGAAAAAGAAAGAGAACTTTCTAGTAGCGGGAGATTCTTCGGCTTACTGCCCATCGAGAAGAGAATATACGTTGTCGTGACGGAAGCTATGATTGCTGAGGAACTGCTCCCATACATACCAGAGATTACGATGACGTACAACCTAGTGAAACTTCGAGAACACATTCAACGGGCTACTCGAAAATTGAAAATGCCCGAGGAGAAAACTGTCACTGTTGTGACTAACATGGATTTTGTCAAATGGAATTCGAATATGCGAGAAGAAGAAACCGGCCCCTTGTTCAAAGATATCGACCATCTCTTCGGATTTGAAAATCTGGTGTCACGGACTTACGAAATGTTTAGAGAGTCTCAAATGTACTTGGCCAACGGTCATGTGTTGCCCGAAATTTCGAGAGACGGGTCACAACTGGAAACTGGACCCACGGTCTGGAGTCGCCACCTGGGAGGAGTGGAGGGACTTCGTCAGAAAGGTTGGACATTATTCACCGTGTCTTTGATCAAAAGGGTCGCACGCATTCTCGGGCTGAACTGCACACTTATGGGACAAGGAGACAATCAAGTGCTGGTCACGACCTACTCATGTGACTCAAAACGAAGCTTCTCTGAACAGCATGAGGAATTCATAAACACCCTAACCCGGTGTCTGGCGAGCATTGGCCCCCCTTTGAAACCGGAAGAAACCTGGTCATCCTCCCACTTATTTTCATACGGAAAGTACGCCGTGTGGAAGGGAGCACCACTTAGCAACGGACTAAAAATGATCATCAAAATGGCGCGGATGACCAATGAGGGCCTCCAAAATCTAGCCTCCACATTATCCTCCATGACCGCGAATTGCACTGCTGCAACGGATGTGGATTTAACTCCGCTGATTGCCTACTTGGTGTGCTCGTTGGAGTCGAGTGTCGCAGTCGAATTAGCCTTAGCTAGACCCTGCTATGCTGAAGAGTCATTAACCACACCATCTCGAATGGACATGTTCAGAATCCCCTCGGATGCTATGTCAGTCAAGTTCAACGTTAAGAAGGACGACCGAATCTTCCAACAAGTGTCAAAGTTCACCGTTGACGGATTGTTGATGCTACTCATATCGCCCTCCTCACTAGGAGGCTATCCTGTTTGTCACTACTGGAGCCTGCAAATGCACGGGTTCCCTGATCAGCTATCCCTGGACATCCAAGGATTAAAAGCAGCCTACTCCCGCTCCCAGAAAGTTCTCCTAAAAACTGTAATCAAACGACTTCTATTCCCTCCTCTGAATCACAACGTGAATCCAGTCATGCTTTGTCAGGACCCGTATTCCCTAAATTTGCTGCATGGATCAACAAGCATCGACAAAATCAAGGGGATGGTGATGGACTTCTTGGTTACAAGCGGACAAGATTTCATCCGCAATCAGCATTTCCTGAATTTCCTCTCATTAGCTACAGCAGACCAGAAAGAGTTAGGGGATCTTTTGTACAAGTGTGACCATTTGCATCCTCGAGTGTGCAACGCTATACTGGAGTCGACTGTAGTTGGGAAGGTCAATCAAGCACTTGCTAAGGTTACAAAGACGGGAGTTTTGGTCAACCTCATGTTGAAGTTCAAATTTTCAGATGCAGAAAAAATGTATGCGAGAATCAGGCTAGATCAGTATGAGAACGCAGAGTTGAGCGACCTAAACGAAGGCGCACCCAAGAAGAGGAAATTCTTTGAGTTATTCGGGGCTTTCGAACAGAATCAGTTAAATTGTTTGATCCACACCATTTGTTCCGACAACGAGGGAATACCTCAGAGCGAAGTTGCCGGTCTCTGCTCGTATCGACATGCAAAAGCTTTGCGGGACACATCCTGGCAAAAATCCATCGAAGGTGTCACCGTCGCAGTCCCGTGGGAGCTACTAACCCCTAGAACGTCATATGCCGCTAATTGCGAGCTCGATGAACATCCGTGTGTGCACGGTGGCTATATAGCGACACAGGTGATCGGGACCACCGATCTAGAGTATCTTTCTGGGAAAACCGGCAGTATCGCAATGGGGCCCGTGTCCCCTTACTTGGGGAAGGGAACAAGGAACAAGGTAGACTACGAAGCCAAAAAGCTAGCCGAAAGCGCCCCTCCGATTTTGAGAAATGCCTTAACATTACTTCAATTGGTCGGTTGGGCCACTCATCGTGAATCCAAATTGTCTGAGCTAATATTCAAGATCGTGGAGTCTATCACCGATGCGCCGGCTCGACATTTGGCACCACTACCGGATGAAATCGCTGGAACCTTTGGGCACCGTTTCGACGATGTCAAAACCTCCAGGATGTGYACCTCCTCGATCATTCCCACAGGAGCCTCGTACATTACCTCTAACACCAATCACTTTAAGCCTGAACAATTATACCCGGATATTGGGACTGACAACCTTCATGTCCAATTCCAGTCAATTTTCCTATTCATACAGCACTACCTATCAGTCAAGCATACATTTACAGGATACCCGACAGAGAATCAATCGATCCACTGGCATATTAATTGCCCAAGATGCGTATACCCGGTTGATGAAGCCATGATCGATATCGAAGCAGAAACTATCGAGTGGGAGAAATTTTCCTTCTTGAAAAGGCAGCCTCAGAATCCGTACCTATGGGTTCCCGTCGAAACTCTACCTGATCAACTCCTCCCCACCGTCGATTGGGGGAAAGTGATTTCCATCCCCGATCCTTGCGATATTAAATTGAAGAACGACCTGCTTGTGCAGGCAATGGCCTATGACGTGATGAAACACCATGGGTTGACAAGCCCTGCATTTAGGACAACGTCTGAGGGACCAGTCTACGAAATTCCTGTCACGATCATAAACAAATTGGAGTTTGTACCGTTCATCCAGGAGATAATCTATATGCTGTTCCTTCGACTCTGCTGGATTCATGCCACCCAATTAGATTATCATGAAACGCGACAAGCAATGTTGCCTTGGCTATCTGGTCATCTCAACACGTTGAGACAGGTGCCTATCTCATGGTTCGATCCTTTCCATCGCCTTCTAGATCATCCCGACAATCTAAGCAAAGCTCTCGCAAGATGGAGCCAGCTGAGTCCTCCGATTGGATCGCCCCCGACTAAAGCTCAGATATCTTTCTTTTTCCAAGAACTCTTTCGGAGAGAAATTGATGACCCGTCCTTCCTAGACAGATTCCAGACATGGTGCCATCCCAATTACAGAAAAGACAAACTACAACTACTCCATCAAGGGTTGAGTAATCACCCTGTCAGCAAGTGGGCCATGTCAAAGCTATTGTCCGGGAACACCGATGATCGTATCTGGCATTTCACCAGATTTTTGAAGGATGAAGCGCTTTTGTTCTCCGATTCTAATGTAACGTCTGTCTCTGATTTGTCCTTCTTGGCTAAAAATCCAGAAACGGCCAAACGACATTTGGACGCCCTCAGTGTGGGATTCGCCATGAGGCGTTTTTTTGAGATTGAAGCCAAACACAAAATTCGTAGCTGGTACTCATCATGGCGTCGCTGCTTCAATTCCATCTAGGATTCGCCCGAGCGATGTAGAACCTGAATTAATTCAAAATGATGGCTCTAATCAAATCCTAGCTGCCCCTGTCAGATTACCTTCAATACTGGCTTGTAACCGTCTAGCAAAGTGTCAAGGTCAAGAACATCCCAGAAGTCTGACTACAACGCTGGATAAGATCCTCCCTGACTGGGAGATGTCGAATATCAATCACTTGTTTAAGCCGTTCAAGAACCCTACCACCGCACACTACAAGTTGTTATCCGTCCTTGTGTATTGTCATCAAAAAGGAATCAATTGGAATTCCGGGCAAGGTGTCAGATACTTCGGACTGGCCGATGGAGACGGAGGTTTCTGTAGTTTGCTCCACAAAGTATGGCCAAACGTCGAGATTGTTTACAACTCCTTATATGATCTGCGCAAATTATCACATACAGGAGCCAGCTCGATTCGCCCCTCAAGCATCTACAGTACAGACTCATTGATTAGAAAAGTTGTCGGACTACAGCTGGTTGAAGAAGGAATGTCAGACCTCACAGAAGAAAGAACTCTAAATGCAATCATCCGGAATTTCCCCTCAGGAGAGCTAGTGGTTTGTGACGCCGAAGGAGAGGGAATTAACAGCCCAGAAAAGGAAATTAAGTTAGCTCAGCAAGTATCATTGCTCAGTCACACAGTAGAAGCAAAAGTGATCATTTACAAGACGTACACCAAATCGCTGGGTCTCTGTTTTTCAATTGTCAACATCTGGTTGGCTTGTTACGATCGGGTCGACATAATGAGATCTTCCTTCTCCGGTTACGGGAACACGGAGGTCTACCTTATCATCCGCAATCGGCTCACAGAGAGAAGGAACTTTCCGGTCATTCTGACCAGGGAGGGGTCCTCCGAAATCACAATCTCAAACTTCCGATATCGAGGATCTTGGTATGATTTCTGTCGGCCGCTTTCAAGTCAGAACCTATATCAGAACATCCCAGCTCTGGCAGGGAAAGAATACACGTTGTCGGTTTCCCCCTACGGAACATTCRCTCTGTGGACCTCGGAAGTATACCACTTGATCGTGAGATACAGTGGAACGGGAGTTTTTAAATTCCCGGAATCATTCTTCAGAACAATAAATCAGCATTTGGCTCCGGTCACCCTGGCCCGATCCACCCCTGCCACCTGGGTGATCAGTTACTTCACTCCTGCCATTAAAACCGAAATATTTTCACACTTCTGTTATTGTTGGGCGCTGACCATCTTAGCCCAGAATGACTCGCCTCTGGTCTGGTCTGAGTGGGTGAACTACATCGCCCATCTTAAGCTTGTGTGTTACCAGACGGTCAAAGGGAACTGGTCCATCTGGCCGATGTCTACCGGTGATGATTGGCCCCAACTAACAGCTTGCGTGGTAATATCCGAAGGAGACATTTCTGAAGCCGCTCGGAAAAACATAATAGCATTCGTTGGAAGATTCAAGATGTGTCGGCTGGATGCCTTCTTTCCTTTAATAGCCACAGGTTTTAGCCACCCAGTACCAGCTTGGAGTTTTTCCCGGATCGGGAGAAGGAAGGTTCCTGAAGTATTCGCTGACAACAATCCATCCTATTTGCGAATTCCGTGGAGTCTGGCGCCAATCCCATGTGCCGAGTGGGTCCGATCCAATCCGAACTGTCAGTGGTTCTATACCGCAGTATCAAGCCGTGATCGCATTAAAATCAAGAGGAATTACTACCGGTTGTTGGACAAGGTATCTAAAGGAAACATGAATCAGTGACCCGATTATAAAATCTTATTCTTTTAGCACGACCTTATGTGCTCCTAGTAACTAGACGTAAAAAAATTCCTTTACAATAACAGATGTTACCGATCAGGTGATGGGGTCAATTATTATCTAAAGACGGTTCACCACCACTCCCACGCGCTACAAGACGGGTCTTACAGCTCTTGTATCTTCTCAAAAACTTTTTTGTTT